TCTTTCTGTGCTTACTTCCATTTCACCACATCTTACACCATAGTCGTTAAGGTATTCGTTTCTAGGATACGCAGGTTCCACAAACAATGCTAGGATTGTTAGAGCTAAGATAAGTATCCCTGTAAAATAATAATTCATCCTGAGAACCTCCATACATTACCTGTTTAAATCCTTAATATCATAGTCATGTTCTCTAACTTGGTCTGCTAATTGTCTGTATAGATTTTCTGCCATCTGCCATGTAGATTCTGCAGAAGTTAATCTTGTGTTTTGATCTGTAATTTTATCTTCAGCAACTTTTAAATCTCTTTGTAAACCTATAATTTCTTGCTGGTTTGAATTGATTGTGTCTGTTAGATTAACAATGTATCTAACGCCTGTGAACGTTCCGACTAGCACTGAAGCTACCACCGGTACCATAACTATGTTTTTCTTTAATAGATCTGCTAAGTTCATATGGCATAAGGTCCTTTATTAAAAGATTATAGCTCCTAACACAAATGCAACAGAAGCAATAATTATTTCTGTTCTATAATGTAGTTGCCAAACCATAAATTTTTCTTTGTATTTATTTATCATTATCTTCCTCCAAGTTTCTCAGCTGATAGTCATAACTGCCTTCTTCATGCTCGTCAGTAATCCATTTAGCTGAATTTTCTACGGAATATATCTTACTGCTTACCAATCTATTAATCAAGTTTTTTGATGGGTCTACACCCATAGAAGCATCAAACATTTTAAGCCTATTATTGGGCTGTATTGCAAAGTTTCCGTCTTCTAACTGCAAAACATGTCCGCATTTGTGTTGATCTGGTTTTTCAGCATAACCAAAATTTAATTCGTTGAAGTCTCCTGCGCACCAGTCAATTGTAAATAAATATTTACCTTTGCGTTTTACTTTACGTCGTGATGTATATTGCATTGTAGCACCGGCTAACTCATAAAAAGTCGTGACACTTACATTGTAACTAAAACTGTCCCACATAACTAACTCATCAAGTGGTAATTCTTTTACATTTGGTTTTGTACAGAAAGCTGATATAGGTGCTCGCCACCACAGGCCACCATCTTCCATTAAGAAATGGAACATAGGTACTCTGTTTGGAATAGAGCTAAAACCAAATACACCTACTTCAAAATATTTGTCGTGTGAATCTTTTTGATCTCTAAGATAGTTACCTCTGACGTAACATTCTATTACTGGTATGTTTGCATTAAGATAAGCCATTAGTCATTTATACTCCCCCAGTTTTTACCGTGTTCGTAATCTACTTTGTTTGGAACCTCTAGAGTAACAGCTTGCTCCATAATCTCAATAACCTTTTTGGCCTGTGCGTCACTTTCTATTGATACACACAACTCATCATGTATTTGTATGTGAGCTACAATACCTTCTTTGTGTAACTCTAACATAGATTTTTTTGTCATGTCTGCTGCACTACCTTGAATTAATTTGTTCAATGCTTTATAAGTGTAAGCTCTTTTAATCCCTGGTCCATGTTCCTGGAGTGCATCTTCGTGTGTCATAGCTTTGTGCATCCCAAAACTGTTTGGTTCCCATAAATGAAACCTGCATAGTCTGCCAAGTAAAGTTCTTATCTGTCCTCTGTCCTGCGCTCTGTTAGATGCTTTGTCCATAAGCTGTTTAACAAAAGGTACTTTGCCGTGATAAGTATTAAATAACTCATTAGCTTTTTCTTTTGATACACCTAGTTCTGCTTGTAATTTATTTTTACCCATACCATAAAACAATCCTAAGTTAATTGTCTTTGCTTGTGTTCTTTTAATATCAGCCATGTCGGCTACTGTTTGGTGAAAGTCTGAGTTAGGGTCATCGTTGTATGCGTCTACTACATCATACACTGATGGTAGTTTATACAATGCTGCGTAGTGCACAACCAGTCTTGGTTCTTGTTGTGAGTAATCAAAACAACCCCATTTATGTCCTTCCTCAGGTATAAATAATGATCTTATCTTAGGTCCTAAATCTTTATTACGTGCTGGAATTTGTTGTAGGTTAGGGTTCTGATAAGAGAATCTTCCTGTAACCGTACCACCGCCTGCATTACGCAACTGATTTATTTCTGCATGTATCCTACCTTTGTGTTCATATTTTAAAATAGAATCTATAAAAGTTGTGTGTGCTTTGTTTACTTCTCTAGCCTTAGCTATCATGTTGACTACAGGATGCTCGTGTTCTTGTAAAAAGTTTTTAGTAAAACTTGGTGCGTCTGTTTTTTCTGTTCTCTCAAATGGTATCTTTAAATTTTCAAATACTTCTGCTATACTTCTTGCGGCCCATATTTGTGGTCTCACATTAGTTTCTTTTTCTATTGCTGTAAGTATTGCACGCTCTTCATCTACTAAAGTTTTCTTTAATGTGTGTGCTGCTTCTACATCTACTCTTACACCTTTAAATCTCATATCAACCAGACAAGGAAACAAATCTGTTTCTAGTTCCATAATAGATTGTAAGTCTTGTAGTATAATTTCTTTTTTCATTTCTTGCCATAAAGCAAACGTAGCTTCTGCATCACGTTCAGCATAAGAACCAACATTTAATGATGGCAGCTTATACATTTCAGATTTTGGATCTATTCCCCACTCAGCTGCAGCCTCACTAAGTCCAGCTTCATTCTTACCATAACCATTATACTTCCATGACAAACTATTAAGATCATATCTAAATCTATTTTCATCAGTCACAGCTGCAGCTATCATTGTATCTACAATCCTGCCGTTAATATTTAGTCCCATTGCCCTGATCCAACATACATCGTACATTGCATTGTGAAATATTTTAGTTGATGGTGCACTTAATACATCTTTAAACCATTCTAAAACTTTTTTACGATCCATGTTGCCGCCACCTTCGTGTGCTATTGGAAAGTATCCTTTGTAATGTGCAGTTGCTACAGCAATTCCTATAACTTCTCCATTACCAATGATTGAACCAGATCCTTTTTTAATCAGGTCTGGGTCACGTGTTTCTAAATCAATTGCAATCTCGTCAACCTGTCTTAGGTCTGGAAATTCTGTAGGTACGACCCATTCTGTCTGGGCACTAAATGCAGGTATTTTCATATATATATTTAGACTCTATTTTTTTATTTATTTTATCTTTGTTGCTAAATGCATACAAAGCAGCATCGTAGTTGTGTGGAAATATTTCCCAATCAACTAGTTTTGGATATATTTCTAAATTAAATTTATGTTTATTAATCTTAATTGTTTTTAAAATTACACTTCCTTTTTTATTTTTCATATTATTAGGTAGCAAAAAATCAATAGGCATGTAAATAGCCCCATGTAAAATGGTATATGATTATTTGGTTCCATAGTCCCTTTCAATTATCATTTCTATAAAATGTATTGCTTTTTCTAGATCTTGTTTTTTTCCTTTATCTCTATGTCTCACTATGTACTTTATAGCACAACCCTCAGGATATAGCAATTCGTTCTCTACTACAAATTTACTTGGCTGTATTTTATATTTTTGATAGTGTGATCCTGCAATTTGTTTGTCCCAAACTTTAGATGTCATAACCTCTGTCCTCCCTTTTTGCTGTCATTATATATAAGTTTTGTTTTGTACGAGTGACCCCTACGTACCAAACCCTGTGTTCTTCGTCTTGTTTGTCTAGACTATTTTCCGTAGCTTCTCTTATCTTTTTAGTATTATCTAAAATAATTAAAACATTTGTAGCTTCACCACCTTTGGCTGCATGTATAGTTGATAGTTTAATTCTTGGTGCTTCAGATAACCTTTCTTCATTACGCATCATTTCTCTAATGTATAAACATTCTTCTGGATCAGCTTTAAATACCTCAAACCACCTTTGAGTTTTAAAATAACCCCACTCAAACAAATCATACATTCTTTCATCCGTAGGTACTTCTTCTTCTAAAAATTCAAACAAATCTTTTATCTCAGACAAAGATAATTTATCTCCATTAGTCCAACGGGTGTAATCTTGTATTGACTTGTACAATCTAGTCCTGTAGCTTTTTCTACCTTTTATTTCAAAATATAAACCCATATCTTTTAAGTCTGGTGCTAATTTTTTAAGTTTGTCATTAGTTCGTGCAAGTATTAACCAATCACCATAGATTAATGGTAAGTCTTCTATTGATGTTACATATTCTACGTAACCTTCTTCTGGTCTTGGTGACCATTCTTTTTTAATTCTTCTGTGATCTGGTATTCTATTTAAAATACAGCCAGCTATATTTTGTACAGCTCTTGGAATTCTGTATGATTGAGGCAAAATTATGTCTTTTGCTGGCTCGCTTTGAAACCTTGCAACATCTGCACCAGCCCAACCATAAATTGCTTGATCATCATCACCGGCTAAGATAACATGTTTAGAGTTTTTCTTAAGTATATCGTACATTTTCCACTGTATTGGCGATAAATCTTGTGCTTCATCAATAAATACTACGTCATATTTCGGACACAATTTAGACACATTAAATTTTTCAATCATATCTGTAAAATCTACCAGGCCATACGCTGCCTTATAATTGTCTACTTCGTCTTTTAAAATTTGCAACATATGTTTGTCTATGTCTTGTGAATACATGTCAGTATTATATTCTTCCTCTATTGTGATACCCTTAATCCTTGCTGCATTAATTATGTTAAAATATTCGCTATCCGAATCTACAAACCCAGTCTTCTCTTCGCCATTAGAATAAACTGTAACCTCTATTCCTAATTTACGACCTATATCTTCGTAGTGTTCGTCTTGCATTACATTACTTTTCTTCATACCTAGTTCTGTAAAAGCTAATGAGTGTAGAGTTCTAAAATATTTTAAATCTTTTTGATTATACTTTGGATATAAATCTAAAGTTCTATTTATAGCTTCTTCTGCAGCTTTCTTTGTAAATGCAAAGTAACCTATCTTATCTATTGGTGTACCAAACTTAACTAAAGTTTTTACATAATTAATTAGTCTAGTTGTTTTCCCTGTTCCCGGAGGCCCGTATATTTTTCTGATCATTACATTATCTCCGTGTTGTGTTTTATTTTTGTATGATTAATCTGTATGTCTTCAAACTCTTCTATACTAATTGATACTACATTTTTTGTAGGTGTATTGTATTTACCTTTTTCTTTTGTAGGAAATCTTTTTTGTTCTAAAAATTCTATGTTACATTTTTTATAATTTACTTTCATCATAACGCCTGTCTTATCTTCTGTGTGTTTCCAATTCTTAGATCTAAGTTTGTCATAAAACTTTTCAAATTTAAAATATGCATAACCATCTTCTATTAATACTGTACCAGATTTAAACGCAGCATCATTCATAGCTTTAGGTCCATTAATTTTTGCATGTATTACGTCATGTAATTTTTCTTTAGGTGATGTACCTACTGGTGGATGTGTAATAGTTTGTGTACCATATAATACTTCTAGTACCATTTGATCCTCATCAGCTTTTATAATTGGTGGTGGAAACCCTGCAGCTTTGGCTATTGCATTTCTACGTTTACGTTGATCGTTAACATGTTCTACTGTTTTACAATGTACTGTCGCTGTACCAATACCATCTGGTTTAGTTACATCAAATTCATACTCTGGTTCTGGGTCCAGATCTATTTTTTTTAGATTAGTTAATACTGGATATGATCCTTTAGATCCTGCTAAGATTCCATGTTTCTTTTTTACACAAATACCTTTTTTACAATAGTCACTAATAGGACTCTGTGTACAAGTATAACCTTTAAATTGTTTAGACCATGACCTAACTTTAGCATTAAGAGATTGTTTATCCCACGCATTTGCATGTGCAGGTTCAAAATACTTGACTGGTGCATTCATGACTTTCTGTTGCCAGCTATCTGGGTACTTCATCTTTACAAACACATGATAATTATACATAAATCTGTCCTTGCCATCGAAGCCTGGGTTCTTCATTATCTTGCTAAGATGTGCTAGACATGGTGGACCATCGTCAAATTCTTCATCAACACCTTCTAAATCTTTTTGTTCTATGCTCTCTGTAATAATTTTAAGATCTTCTGCGCTGACTGTATTACTTTCTACCACTGATATAAATTGATCAAATGTAAAAGGTTTACCATCTAGGTTTATTGCTAACCTCTCAGATTTTTTAAAGTAAGGCAGGTTAATAAAATTACCTTTGTTTAATTGTCCAGTGTCGTTATCTTTTGTTAACTGTGTTTGTTTAGGAAAAATTTCACAGTCTGGTTTTAATTTAAATAATGGCAATAGGTTACTTAAAAAAGATTTAATTAATGCTGCGGGTATAAAGTCATTCATAAATAAATATAAATGTAGTCCACCGCTTTTAGATAGTATAGGTATTAAAGGTAGTTTGTAATTTTGTATTATGTCTATAAAAAATTTCTTGTCAAAGTCATCGTAGTTTTTTGGGTCTACATCTATTACACCAAACCTTGCTTCTGATTCTTCATTACATGGCTGAACACCAATAGACTGTGTGCCTTCTAAATGATTAAGATACACTTCTTTTGTTAGAGGTTCATCGTTCCATCGGTAAATAGGTTTTTGCTTTCTGCTTTCTGGATCAACCTTTAGTGTAGACATGTCTGCTACACCATAAGCCAAAGCAAACCCTTCAAAAAATTTTATATACTTTTCACTCATAGTTATCCTGTCGATGCGGACCGATCAGTCTCCCTAACGGTCCGCACTGTGCACATACCCCTTAGGGATTATATAATGCTTTTACTTTCCGCTGGTTTTGGTTCACCATGCTTAGCTTTTACTGAACCTTTAGAAATGCTTTCAGAAAAAGACTTAGCTTGTTGATACGTACTTGCGTCAGTTATTGGACCCACTTTACTAACTTCCCAACCAAACCAAGTACCTTTATCATTAGACATTTGGGTAGTCTTTAGTTTGTAAATGTGGCTAAAAGATGCCGGCGTATATAAACCAGCTTTACCTTTTAGTTTGATACCAGACATCATTGAGTTCCATTTTCTACTTATTTTTAATTGAGTAGATTTCATAGAAATCAAAGCTGTTTGTGGACTATCTCCT